GGTGAACGCTGTCTTGGTACAGCTTACCAAAACGGCTGATGCGATCCGAGGTGATTGGTACGTGCCACTTCTGATGCGTGTGGCCTCGCACGATCAGGCTGGCGTCCTTGAATTGCATCTGGTCAATGTCAACTCTGAGCACACCTTTAGAGCGTGGTGCATTTCCGCCCATGCCGTGGTGATAGTGTACAAAGGTCGAGCTGCGACGCTTGCCTTTGGCATATATCTGCATCCACAACCAACCAGAGTAACCAGCGACGGTGATGTTGCCACCGTTCTTGTTTACGATGTAGGCCACGCGGTCAAGCGGGCTGGTGTGCATGCGCTTCTCTATGTTGGTTTCGTGGTTGCCACGACAGAAAAACTTGATGACGTCCTTGTACTTGGTCAGGAACTCCGCGCTGTCTTCGATGACGTCGTCGAGGTACGTGATGCTTTTGTACTCAGGTCGGATGTCGCTGTAACTGGAGCGCGGATCCCACTTGCCACCCATCAGGTCAAACCAGTCGCCGAAGATGAACACGGGCGTATTCGTTCGCTTGGCTTCATCCAGATGCCTGCGCAGCATCACGCGGTCGCATTTTACGCTGTCATAGTGGACGTCAGAAATAAACAGCATACGCTGCGGGGCTTGGTCGAGCTTTACGCTGTGGACGGTGCGGCTGATTTGCTCAATCTTCATGTGTATAACCAGATCACATCTGGGTCCTTGCTGGGGTCGTCGTCAACGTGGATAAATGTCTTTGCTATGCCGATGCGATTGAATCCTGCCTCTACCAATCCGCCGACGATGTACGCTCGGCTCCGTGAATCTACGCAGTGTATGTCTGCAGCTAAGCCTTTGAGGTGTGCGCTGTCTTTCTTGCCGCCTACCTTTCGATTGTGGTCAGGACTTCTGTAACCTGAGTTTATGCGGAACGGTATTCCACTCAGGTGTCGCGCCTTGTCCAGCATCTCCAGAAATACCTCGTCCATCATTTGCTCGCCACTGCCGATTGCGTCGGGGCTGTCGAACTCATGATAGTTGAAGTATCTCATTGTAGGGCTATTGAGAAAGCTGCAATAAAAATAATGACGTCGGCTATGTCACCACGGCCATACACGTAGGCCTTGTATATGATGTTAGCCAGCACTGTCGCTAAGATAATGTATATCATTTTTCTTTTTTCTGAATCACATACCAGTTGTCATCGGTGTGGCCAAGGATAGTGATGCCGTCATACGCACGGTTAAAGTCATACGTAGCACTGCCGTCAATAGTTGCTGTGCCAGTGTCAGCGGTGTTGATGCGCAACTCCACATAAGTATTGGCGCTTATAGTGCTGTCACTGTGAAACTGTATGGTCCGACCGTGACTCTCTGCAATGGGTGGCAAGTACAACAGCGCTGTGCCATTGCCTCCTGTCCATGTGTTTAAAATATGCAGGTCAGTATCGCCAACAGATGAGGTGCCACCACTGCGGTGTGTTATCTCACGATTTACTCGCTGTTCACGACTGCCAAAGTTTCTGCGACCAAGTCCAACATAGTCACCCAGCTCGACCATGCTACGGGCTGAGATACCAACAGGTGTGTCGCCTGATGTTTCGTGGATTGCTGGCGCATCCTCAAAGGCTGTGGTCACGTTGGTCGTGTCGCGATCAACACGAAAAGCCTCTACTTGAGTGTACACTGGTCGCGCTGTGAACGTCAGTTCAAACAGGGCGTAGTCGCCTGCGAAGTTCGTGGTGTTGTCGTCGATGACTTGCCACATCTGTATTGGCCTCCCAAATATCTCACCGCGCTGAATGGGCGTGGCTTTGTCTTGTCCAGCCAGCACCTCCTGCACGCCCAGCCTGTGGATGCCGATGCCTGTGGCCGTATGGTTCAGCGATTGCCATGCCGTGGTCGGCACGTAATCTGACCCAACAAGCACACGCAAGACACCGATGCTGTTGGCGCTGTCTTGGTCACCTATAATGCACTCACCTTGGTCAACGTCAAAACGCGCCGCCTCGCTATTGGTAGCCGTAAACACTACAGCGTCGCCATTACCGCCTTGGTTGTATATGTCAGCACGCAGGTTGGTTATGCCATAGTCACCGTCCGTGACCAGTGCAGCTTCGTTGTTGCCGTCGTGATCGCGTCCAAAGATTTGCACCGAGATGTCCAGCCCTGTTTCATCCGTCGCAATTGGTGGCGACTGGATAAAGAAAGGTATCTGCACAAAGGCGTCAACGGCTTCGTCAAACGGTGCGCTGACTATCTCGTAATAGTTAGTTGATGTTACCCACGTTGCTTCTTCATAAACGTGACCTATGAATGGTTCATTGCCTGCATCTGGGAAGAAAAACATGGCGTCATCATCGTCAAAAGCAGCTAACCGCTTGAGGTAATACTGCCCGCATTTAATAGTAAAACGCAACATCACACGCCCGATGTTTCCTGATCCTTGCGGTGAGCCATCGCCTTCGCGATCGTATCCAAAGTTTCCACTGACCGCAATGACGGTGTCCGTTGGGTAGTCGATGTCCGTGTCGCTCAGCGTCGTGCCAAACTCGGCTTCCGTATGTAACGGGTCAGAGATGACAGGCAGGTTGCCATCGTAGCGCCGCGTGCGTCGGACCGTCTTAGCTGGTGCCAGATACGTGTATTCGTAACCGTTAAGCCTGTGAAACGTGCTGTCAAAATCCATGTCAGCCGTAAGGCTCTGTTGCGTTATGGCCGTGCCGTCTTTCTGCGCACCTTCAACTGTCAGCGTCTGGCTGTACTTCTGTGCGCCTAATGGCAGGAACCACCATTTTCCTTCTGCTTGGAAGATGCGAGCATTGAAAGCACGCGCAATATCATTGAGAACTTTGTAGGTGTCGTAGTATTCATTTTCACCGTCTTGTGTATTGTACAGCTCTGCATGCTTTATGCGGCAGTCATTCAGCTGGTTGCTACCTGTATAGTCGCTGCTGTCAAAGTCATTGATGTAATACAGGAAGTCATCGGTACCCCAGAGGTGCGTGGCGCGTGTCTTGTTGAGGCAGTTCAGTAGGTGATCAACGACGCTGACGCTGCCTGTATACGCACTGCCTGCGTTGTTGTACTTTATGCTTTGCAAGTTGCCAAGGTCGTCCGACGCGGTCAGCGTGTTCTGGATTGGTTGCGCGTCATACGGACGAATGACCTGTTCAGGCAACAACACACCGCCCCACCAAAATTCGTTGGTGCCATCTGGGTCCCTGCGTATGCTGACGCTAAAGCGTACCTCTACATTCTGCGCGAGCAAGTTCATGAACGTTTCGTGCGCTGTCAAGGTTTCGGTCAAGGTGAAAGTCACCTCGCTTCCGATGATCGGCTGGTATCGGTCTTCATTGTTGCCACTGTAACGAAGCACGAAGCCGTCAGCGCCAAGGTTGAACTCGACAGCGCTACCAACATAGTCAGTGTCATGAATGTTCAGGCGCCAGTCAATGCCTTTGTCGTCACTAAATTCTGCAAAGAGTCGGATCGGGTCAGCCATCAGAATCCTCTTACTCGGTTTCGGTCAATTGCATTGCGCTCGCTGGTCAGCAAGATGTCGCGTCCTGAGATGCGGCCAGTCACCTGCACCTGCGTGGCGCCCATCATTTCCTGCAGGCGGTCGAGCGGTGCCACTACCTCTGGGTTGATGTTGCTGGTGCCTGCGCCCTCCCCGACCATTGCAAGCGATGCGCCTGTGAACAGTCCGCCGTCCGCCATCATCGGTAAACCAAAGCCGCCAGCAAGGAAATACTTTAGTCCTGCCATGCCGCCTGTTATCTCAGCCACTCCTGTAGCTCCTCCAGTCAAGGCCGAAAGCACAAGGAACACAGCGGTTAATGCAGCAGCTTGTACAGCAATCTTTTTTAGCGTGTCAATCATAGCCTCACGAAAGTTAAACGTGCCCTCAATCATTGAAGAAAACACGCCCTCGAAAGCGCTCTGCAAACTAAAGGCAAAGTTGGCGGCGCTTTGCTCAAATTCATTGAGACCTTGGGCAAAATCTGTGACGCCTTCTTTTAGCTTTTTTAAGGCAGGTTTCACGTCTTGCGTTACGACCTCAACAGTCAACGGTTCCATCGCCGTCATGTAAGAGGACTTCACGCGCGCCATCTCTTTCTCAATTGCGTCTGCAGCATTTGCTGCATCGTCCGCCATACCTTGCAAGCCTGAAGCAACGCCAGCCTCCAACGTCATCATTGCTTGCAAATCCTCGTTTGCAGTTTCCAACGCTTGCTCAAGTTTCTTGAGGTCACGGCCCGCTTGACTGTTTGCAGATCGCTTGTGTGGCGCAAGCTCCATAATCTTGCGTTTCTCAGCCTCTAACTGCGCTACGTATGCACGCTGTGACACCATAGCGGCGTCAATCTTCATAGCCTGAGCCTCAAGGTCCAAACCGCCAAGGCTCTTTTTTAAGTCGTCAACCTTGCTACTGCCGTTGCTTGTCGCGTTGTGCATTCCAATCAATGCAATTGTCACCAAGCTGATGGCTGTGGCAACGGCTGCAAAAGGATTCTTCAACATCGTAGAGTTGAGCAGCTTGAACGCATCCTTAGCAGCGCCAATGCCTCCAATAAAGTTTGGCAAAACTGTCAAGATTGGTCCAGTCGTGCCAAGCAAAAGCGCAACTTTTAGAATAGCTTCCTTTGCTTGTGGTGATAAATCTTGAATGCGTTGCAGGAATACCGTAAACCCGTCAATTAAATCCTTGACGACTGGCAACAAATCTGCTGCTAACGCCGCACCTGCGAGCTTTAAATTGTCCAGCGCAGTGCTGAACTTACCCGCTGCCGTCTCGCTCAGGCGTTCCATAGCGCCAGCAGCAAACCCGCCTTCCTCGGCAAAGCTCTTGAGCACCGTGTTGAACTCCTCGACACTTACACGGCCTGCACCCAGCTTGTCGGCTGGCAAGCCTGTGGCGTCAGCCAAGGCGGTAAAGATTGGAATGCCGCGCTCTGCAAGTTGGTTGAGGTTCTCCAGCTCGACCTTACCCTTGGCATTGACCTTGGCAAAGATGGCGGCTATCTCATCAATGCTCGAGCCTGATGTTGCTGCGATGTCGCCAAGGAATTGCAGTTGCTCGTTGACGTCTTCGATGCCTGTTCCTGATGCAATGAGCTGGCGGGCTGATTTTGCTACGGCTTCTATTTGAAAAGGCGTCTTTGCTGTGAACTCGTTCAAGTTCTTCATCATATTGGCGGCCTGCTCTGCACCGCCTGTCAATGAGATGAACGAGGTCTCCAGTGCTTCGAGGTCTGCCGCGCTCTTGACTGCAGCAACGCCAAGGCCAGCCAACGGCATCGTCAACGATCGGGTCAAGTCACGCCCGATGCGCTTCGTATTTCTGCCAAAGCGGTTGAGCTTCGACATGGACTTACCAAGCGCCTTGTCAAAGTCGCGCGTCGTTGCGCCTATCGTTACTATGAGATCGTTCAGCTTTGCCATTTGTCGCGCTCTTCAATTACTTTTCTTAGCTCTTCCTTGGTCAGTTTCTTTGCGTTCTGCTTTGGTCGCTCCCAAGGGAATTGCATCATATCCTTTGGTCGCAATTTACGGCCTTTCCGTAGATGGGGCTGCATGTAGATGGTGGCCAGCCATCTGGTGCGCTCCCACTCAAACCGCTCGGCCATCTCTGCCGTCTCGCGGTTGGCCTCCAGCGCTAGGCTTAACTCGCCAAACGTCATATCCCAGAACGCAGAAGGGGACAGGTGCAGCACACCCATCCCCATCCGAATAACGTCTTGCCACCCTACAGGCTTCTCGTTACCGTCTACGCTTTTTTTTGGTCGCTGTATTCACCAAGCACATCAAAGCACTGGGTGACGTGTGCAAGCGTAATGTGCTCCTCGAACTCCTGCAGCTCCATGTCGAAGTCGACACCTTCGAAGTTGCAACCGCACTCTACGCCCACAAAGCATAAGAA